GAAGTAATTTAATAGGCTTAGAGCATGGCGATGGTGCTAAAATGGATAATTTACCCTTGTTAATGGCACAAGAAAAACCAGATCTATGGGCAGCAACTAAATATAGATATTGGTATTTACACCATCTACATCACAAAGTAAAACATAAATGGAGAGATTCAAAAGATTTCATAGGAGTAACTGTCGAATATTTAAGAAGTCCAAGCTCTGCCGATTCATGGCATTCAAGAAAAGGGTTCACAGGCTCTCCAAAAGCAGTCGAAGCATTCGTACATGAGTTCGATAGAGGACAAGTTGCAAGGCTAACACATTTTTTTTAGAATTATCCCCCTGAGTGCAAAGGCTTACAGAAATGTAAGTCTTTTTTTTGCAAATTATTTTAATATTATATTACTTATTATTAAAGTATATTATATATTTGTAGAAACAAAACAAGATAATTATGAAAGTAACAGTTGATACATCAGACAAGACCACAGTTTACACAGTAGGCGAATATCCTGTTGGTCATATCACACAAGTAGTTAAGCAGTATGTTATGAAACAAGAACTAGCTGATAACCTACTTAAGAACATGAAAGCTCGTATTAAGGAATTAGAGAACGAGAAAGGCAATGGCGATATAGTTTATGAGTTGAAGATGCAACTGCACAAAGTTGGTGCATGGTACGAACCTGAATCAGTTTGGGCTGATGATTACACAGGTGTTCCAGAAGTTGATATGCAACTTAGACATGCACCATGTCAAAAATTAGGTAGTAGGAGTTTATAAAATTTTTTATATATTTGACAAAACAAAAACAAAACGACATGACAAATTTATCAGCACAAGACAGAGTAAGACTTGACTATTTAGAGCAAGCATTGATTGAACACAACAAACTATCTAAGTTTATTATTGACGAGGGTTTATACTTTACTTCAAATGTAAATCTTGCTAAAGTAAAGGTAGCTTTAGAAGTTGAAATTGAAAACTACAAAAACAAATAAGATGGGAAAGTTAAAAGAATTCTTCTTAGGAAGCAGAGAGCAGCAAATTGATTTTGCAGCTATGAATGCAATAGAGTTAAGTTTAGATGAGGAAAGACATTACTACTTATCTAAAGAGTGGAACAATGGCAAAAGAAGTCCATTGAACGAAACAATCAAAGAGTGGGAACATTTAGACAAACCAAGTAAAGAACAATAAGATGAACAAAGACAAGCTAAACGAATTGTACAAGAAGAACGGATTGAATGCTGACGATGTATTTAAGCATAAGTTCTACACAATTATCTCAAGATCTGGAATCGATAAGATACAAGCCAATAACAACATTGAGATTGATTACCAACTACTGCATAACTCAGCAGATAACAAATGCATTATCATTAAGGCAACTGCAAAGAGTGGCGATAAGGTAATTCAAACTTTTGGCGAATCAGCTCCAAACAATACATCGAATGCTTATCCTGTTGCAATGGCTGAGAAGCGAGCAATGAGTAGAGCAGTATTAAAGCTAACAGGCTTTTATGAGCTTGGGCATTTTGGAGAAGATGAAGCTGATGATTTTAAAAGAAAATAAGACATGGAAACTAACAAATTTTACTTAGGAGATTGCGTAGAATTATCAAAACAATTAAAAGATAATTCAATAGATTGTGTTATTACATCGCCTCCATATTTTAACTCATTAAAGAAATATCAAAGAGGTACAGGGTTTCATTATTCACAAGATATAGGCGAACCATTATACACAATTTTTGATGTTGTAGAAGTGTTAAAAGACAAAATTAAAGATGAAGGAGCTATATGTATTAACTTAGGTTATAGTTATGGAGAAACAGGAGTTATGCGACCATTTGACATAATTAATAGATTGAGAAATAAATTAGGGTTATTTGTAAATGATTTAATAGTCTGGCATAAAAAGAATCCTATACCATTACAAAAAAGACTTACAAACTCAACTGAATACATTTTTGTTTTAAGTAAATCTCCTAAATTAAAATATTACACAAGTAAATATACTCATAACTTTATAGAGAGTGGAGTTGCATCTAGTGGTCTTGGTCATTCAGCAGTATTTCCTGAAGATTTACCAAACTTTTGTATTAAAAATTTTACTAAAGAAAATGATGTTGTTTTAGATTGTTTTATGGGGAGTGGTACAACTGCATTGTCTTGCGTTAAATCTAATAGGCAATTTATAGGATTTGATATAAACAAAGAATATATTGAGCTTTCAAAAAAAAGAATACAACCTCATTTGAACCAACAAAAACTTTTATAAGATGAAAAACGAAACAGGAAGAGGTTGGAATCCAAAAACAAATCTACAAGAGGTGTTATTGAATACCTACAAGACAAAAGCAACGATAGGAACTGCTTTAAAGCTATCACAACCGACATTAAATGTTCTGCTTAAAGATGAGAGAAAGATTACATTTAATCAGTTGGTGCAGATTAGCAACGATTCTAAAATAAGTTTAATCAATTTAATAAAACTACTGTAATGTTTAAAGAAGATAAATTTGAGTATTTAGTTGAGGAGGCTGCAAAGCTGAACAAGACTAACACAAAAAACATAATGAGTACAAACAGGCAACGATTTATTGTCGAAGCTCGAAATATGATTTACGCATTCCTTTCTGAAAACAATTGGGGGTGTACAAAGATAGGCAGAGCATTTGGTAAGAACCATGCGTCAGTAATTCATGGGTGCAGGAATCATGAGAACGATTACAAAACTCTACACTACTATCGTAAGACTTATGACAAGTTAATTCTTATCATGGCAGAAAATACCGATATGAATGAGGTTGTAAAGTTAAGAGCAAAGCAAAGAGAAAAAGACGAGCTTGAAAACTTGCAGAATGAGAATGCCAGACTTAAGGAGAAGATATACGATTTGAAAGAAAAGACAAGAAAGGTATTACAGGCACACAATCACACAAATACGTTAACCCAAAAATTACATATATTATGCAGCTAAAAGGAACAATCCTTAAAATCAAAGATGTACAAGTTATATCTGACAAATTCAAGAAGCAAGAGGTCATATTGAAACAAGCCGATACAGAGTACGATGCAGATGTTCCGATAGAGTTTACTCAAGACAAAGGAATAGAGCTTGTAAAGGGCTTAAAAGTAGGTCAGAACTACGAGATTAGTATCAACATAAGTGGTAGAGAATGGAAAGACAGGCATTTCGTGAGTTTAAAGGCATGGAAAGTCGAAAAGTTAGAGGGTTTTGAGCCTGTCGAATCTACATCTTCAGCAGATGATTCATTACCATTTTAATTAAGAGGAGCGTAATGCTCCTTTTTTTTTACCTTTGACAAAACAAAACTATGGAACAACCAAATTATTACTCGATATTGACTGCATCGGTTAGGTATGACAAAGACTTAACTGCAAATGCCAAGCTACTGTACTCAGAAATCACTGCATTATCTAATAAGAAAGGTAAATGTTGGGCAAGCAATGGATACTTTGCAGAGCTTTACAATGTATCTAACACATCAATCTCTAAATGGATAAAGCAACTAGCAGATAAAAAGTACATTCATGTGCAGATGCTTTATATTTCTGGAACTAAGCAGATTGATAAGCGAATTATATCAGTTACCCCTATTAAAGAAAAGTTAAATACCCCTATAAGAAAAGTTAAAGGGGGTATTGAAGAAATGTTGCCTACCCCTATTGAAGAAAAGTTAAAGGATAATACTACAAGTATTAATACTACAAGTAATAATAGAGATGGTAAACCATCTTCTCTCTCAATTGTTGAAGATTATTTTAGATTAAAAAACTTTGATTTAAGCGAGGCAATTAATTTCTATGAGTATTATGAAAGCAATGGTTGGAAAGTGGGCAGAAACGCAATGAAAAAGTGGAAGCTCGCAGCAAATAGATGGATAAGGAATGCCAAGCCAAAGAAAAAAGGATTGAGTGAGGAATACTTTGGGGATTTTATGAACAAACAAAACAAACTGACATGATAAAAGTAGGAACGGATTTTAGTGGAATAGGCTCTCCTGAAGCAGCTTTAAAAAGATTAAACATACCTCATCACAATGTATTTGCCTGTGATATTGACAAGTATGCAAAGCAAAGTTTTTTAGAATTGAACAGTCCAGATCTATTCTATGACGATATAACTACAAGAGATTATAAAGAAGTTCCACAACTAGATTTATATGTTGCAGGATTCCCTTGTCAATCGTTTAGCCATGCCGGTAAAAGAGGAGGTTTTAACGATACAAGAGGAACATTGTTTTATAATGTAGCTGAGTTTATTAAAGTTAATCAACCTGAATGTTTTATACTTGAAAATGTAAAAGGATTGTTATCACATGACAATGGTAAAACATTTCAAACTATTACTGATGTGCTTACAAATGGTGGAGGTACGTTAAATGGTCAGATGGGTATGGATACAATAGATGACGGTTTAGGTTATCACGTTTATACACAAGTTTTAAATACCAAAGACTACGGAATACCACAAAATAGAGAGCGTATTTTTATAGTAGGTTTTAAGCATTGGAGGACTTTTAACTTTCCTGTAAAGATTCCTTTAAAATTAAAACTCAAAGATATATTACAGGACAATCCGAATAGCAAATACATTTTATCTGAACAAATGATAAAATATATATTCACTCCATCTAAAGGAGATTGGAAATCTGGAAAAATGACAATAGACACAAATATAGCTAAATGTATTAACGCAAGAGTTTCTTCAATGGGTAGAGCTGATACTGATAACTATATTACACTTGATGATAAAATAAGAAGATTAACCCCTTTAGAGTGTTGGAGGTTACAAGGTTTTACAGATGAGGAGTTTTATAAGGCTCAGAAAGTAAATTCAGATACACAACTTTATAAACAATCCGGCAATTCAATAACAGTTAATGTTATGACTGCGATACTTAAAAAAATATATTTATCTTAGCGACATGGAAATAGGAAAACAACCGACAGAACAATTACTAGACTTTTGCTTTAAGACTTTAAACAAAGCATTGTTTGAGATGAGCCAAAACAAAGCTGAATCAGACAGGAAAGTATTAGCTAACATTTTAATGAACGATTTAAACGACAAGTTTTTTAGATTAACTGCTGAAGATGTTACTCAGGCATTTCACAAAGGAGTGAGAGAGGGAGAGCAGCTTGCAATCAATCCAAGAACTTGGTTTAATTGGCTAAACAAAGAAAAGATAAATAGAAACAAACTACGCATTGAGCAGTCGCAATATGGCGAACGATTACTAATTGAATCGAATGCTAAGAACATAGACAAAGAAGAGGTACTAAAGGAGTTCCTTGAGCTTTGTGTTATAGAACCATTTGAGGAGCATTGCAAAGGCGAGGAGTTTACCTTTCAAGGAATCAATCAAGCATTCCAATGGTTAGAGCTTAACAACTTTATTGTGCTAACAACAAAGGATAAAGAGCAAATGTGGGAAGAGGTGCAAGAGGAGATAGTTGCAAGAAAAAAGTTTGTCCACAATAAACGCAAACAATTCCATCCTGTAATAATGTGCAGAGAAAAAGCCTTAAGGATGCATTTTGGTAAGTGGAAGAAAGAAAAGAAAAACCTAAGAAAAGAAATATATAAAATACTAGACAATGGACAAGAGGATAAGTAAGTTACTAAAGCAGAATGCAGCTAATGTTGCAAACTCAGGCACAGGCAGCAGGAAAGATATTGGAGGAGAGAAAGAAGTTGCAAAGGCTTGGAAAGAGATACAAAAGGATATTAAGAAAATAGACAAAGAGTTTTACGAAATAATTAAAGAGCGATGACTAAAATGGTAAAAGATAATAATTGGATTTTAGTTATAGGTGGGGAGTTACCTAAGATGAAAAAAAATAAATACATTGAATCAGTAGAGCAAAGAGCAGCTAGAAAGATAAGAGATAGAGCGAGAAATGAAAGCAAAAGAAGATAAATTACAAAGTGCTATTGTTTCCTATTTAAAGATGGAATACGATGTTTTATATTGTGCATCTTTAGGTGGTCAATATCAAAGGTATCATTCGCAGAGGCTCAAAGCCAAGAGGACAGGATACGTTAAAGGGTTTCCAGATCTATTCATCTATGAAGCAAGAAACGGATTTAATGGTTTAGCAATAGAGCTTAAAGTAAAAGGCAACTATGCAAGTCCATCTCAAAAGGCATGGATTGTAAACCTAAACAATAGAGGTTACCTTGCTAAAGTTTGTACAGGCTTTGACGATGCAAAAGAAACGATTGATAACTATTTTAAAGAACACTAATTATGATAGAAAACGTCATAATAATTGCAACAACTGCAATAGCATTAACAGTAATTGTAGAATCATTTAACAAAAAGTAATGAACAAAGACGAAAAGAAACGCAACGAAGAGATTGCAAAAGAAACATGGGATTCTTGGATTGGCGATTTAGAAGATAAAGAACAACCTGAAACATGCTCAATAGATGATGAAGATTGTGAAGCCTGTGGCTCATGAGTAGTATAGAAAACAAAGTGTGCATTAAGATACTTAATAGAGCTGAAGTCGGCAAAAAAAAGTATGGCACAACTATGGATAGAAAAGACTTGACAGAGTTGGAATGGCTAAAGCATGCACAGGAGGAGGCAATGGATTTAGCAGTCTATTTAGAGAAGTTAATACAACTGAAGTTAATAAAATGAACGTATTAAATAAATTGTTTATATTTGTAATTCCTAACAATAATTGTCTTGTCATCAGTTGTTTTGTGTGGAGTTGTTAGGTAACACTAGCAGCTCCATTTTTTTATTTAAAAAGTTATGAGAGGAATAATCAATCAAGTAATACTCAAAGGAATCAAAGCAAACGATTCACAACGGAAGATAAAGCAAACACTAAAGAAGCTGCACAACATTACTATTGCATCTGAAGTGTTTAAAACTAGGTACAATGCCATTAAATCAAGAATTAGCCAAGTATTACCAAAAGTTACTAAAGCTAGCAGAAAAGATAACAAAAGGAAATAAGGTTGATGCACAAGATCTGGTGCAAGACTTATATGTTATCATTTTAGAGTACGACCAAGAGAAAATTAAAAAGATAGTCGAGAACGGACATCTTGTATTTTGGTCTGCAAGAGTTTTGATGAATCAGTATGTTAGGACAAACTCAGCATTTAAAACAAAATACTACACTAAACTAAGAACGGAGAACTACGATGTTAAGAACTTCCAATACTTTGATGGTATTGAGGAGTTAGTAGAGTTCGAGAACAAGTTGCAGTTTGTTAAGGATAAGATGAACAACCTGCATGAGTACGACAAGCTCCTGTTTGAGATTTACTTTAGTTCTGGCAAGAGCATACGCAAATTAGCAAAGGATACCGGCATAAGTACAACATCTATATACACTACATTAAAGAACGTAAAACAATACCTGAAAGATGAAGTTGAGAGCGAGTACAAAGAATTTGAACGATAGACTTGCCATTTGTAATAAGTGCAAGCATTTTAGAAAGTCAGTAAACCAATGCAAGAAGTGTGGTTGCTTTATGCAGATAAAAGCAAGGATAGCATTCACTAAATGCCCAATTGATAAATGGGATAGAGAGACTGATATAACTAAAGACCAACTCTCAATACTTAAAAGAGTGTTTGAGGAGATAGAGGGCGATAGAGTAACGCATGACCAAAACAGGAACTTGACCAACATATACAATGACATCTTTGGAATGAATAAGAAAGTAACAGGTTGTGCAAGTTGTGTAAAGCAAACAGTTGAGGATTTAAAAGCAGTATATGAAGCCTATAAAGATTGAGAGCAGAAAGTTATTTACTTTAGAGTTTGCTGAGTATAACCCTAGAACAATATCTAAAAAGCAGTTTAAAGATTTAAAAAAGTCAATAACTGAGTTCGGTATTGTTGCACCTATTGTAGTAAACATACACAAGGACAGAGAGAACGTAATTGTTGGAGGGCATCAAAGAGTAAGAGCTTTGCAAGATTTAGGTCATGAGAGCGTTCTTTGTGCATTGGTTGATTTGCCATTGCAGGAGGAGATGAAACTCAACTTAAGGCTAAACAAGAACGGAGGTAAGTTTGACGATGACATGCTTATTAATTACTTTGATGAAGAGGTGTTGTTTGAGGTTGGATTTACTGCAAACGATTTAGATATAAACATAGACAAATACGAGGACAATCAATTACAGGAAGCTACTAAAGATGTATGCGAATGTTGTGGAGCTAAGATATGAAATGTACAAATTGCGAAAATAACCTATGTATAGGTGGGGAACATACATTTGAAGAGCATGGCTTTGATGGTGTTGGAATTGTTGTAAACGCAACTTGTGAAAATGAAGATTGCGAAGTTTCTAGTTTATTAATTAATATTGAAACTAAATAATGACGAAACACTTAAAAATATACTTGGAATACTTTGGGTTTGATTTAACTGATTACATTCAATGTGAGGTATGCTTTTCTCCTGCTGATGACATTCATCACATAGATGCTCGAGGTATGGGAGGAAGCAAGACAAAAGACTACATTGAGAACTTGCAAGCAGTATGCAGACCATGCCATATAAGGTACGGAGATAAGACAAAATACAAAGAACAATTAAAGGAGATACACCTTAATTACATGAAACGATATGGAACAAAATAGAACAAAAGAAGCTAAAAAGCGAATGCTCAAAGCGTTAAGCAGTTCACTAGGAATTGTTACTACTGCATTGAAATCTGCTGACGTTGGAAGAGTAACATATTACAGGTGGCTGAAAGAAGATGAGGAGTTCGCAAATCAAGTAAAAGAGGTTGAGTCAATAGAGCATGATTTTATAAGGTCTAAATATTACGAGTGCATCAAAGACAAAGTACCTAGCGTTGTAATACATGCAGCCAAAACTCAGTTAGGTTTAAATGAGAGGCAGCTTATTGATGTAACTACACAAGGCGAGAAGATTAACAAAATAGAGATAGAGATTGTCAAGTCTAAAGATAAAGACGAGTAACGTATTTGAGCGTAATTACAATGCACCTACAAAAATTGTAGTGAATCAAGGTGGGACAAGATCTGGAAAGACTTACTCTCTTTGTCAGCTTCTTATTGTCAAAGCATTCGAGAATACAGGCAAGAGATTTAGCATTGTAAGAAAGTCATTGCCTAGTCTTAAGCTCTCAGTCATGAAAGACTTTTTTGAGATACTGAGCAACTTAGATTTATACAACGAAGCACATCACAACAAGTCTGACCATACCTATACTTTAAATGGTAACACATTTGAGTTTATATCTCTTGACCAACCACAAAAGAAAAGAGGTACAAAAAGAAACTTCCTGTTTTGCAATGAAGCAAACGAACTTACATGGGAGGATTTTTTCCAACTAATCATTAGAACTGAGGAGAAGATTTACATCGATTACAATCCCTCAGATACACATCATTGGATATATGATAAGGTACTAAGCAGAGATGACTGTACATTCATTAAATCAACGTATTTAGACAATCCTTTTTTAGCTGATGAATTAGTTAACGAGATTGAAAGGCTAAAGCATACCGATGAAGAATATTGGAAAATATACGGATTGGGTGAGCGAGGGTTTAGTAAGTCGATTATATTTAACAAGGTGCAAATTGTTGGAACGATTCCAGAAGATGCTAAAGAGATTGCAATAGGTTTAGATTTTGGTTATACGAATGACCCTACTGCATTGATAGAAGTTTACGAGTACGAGGGTGCTTTAATATTTAACGAGCTGATATATGAACGAGGTCTTACTAACCAAGACATTGCTAAGTCTTTACACAATTTCGGGATTGATAGAAGAAGAGCTATTTACGGAGATTCTGCTGAGCCTAAATCAATCGAGGAAATATATAGACTAGGGTTCAATATAAAGCCTGCATCTAAAGGTAAGGACAGTATTAATATAGGAATTGATTTGCTTAAGCGTTACGAACTTAAAGTAACAAGCAAGAGTACAAACCTAATCAATGAGTTTAATAGCTACAAATGGCAGGAGGATAAGAACGGTTACCTACTGAACAAACCGATTGACAATTACAACCATGCTATTGATGCAATCAGGTATGCAGTTATCATGACAAAGTCAAGACCAAACATCGGTCGTTATTCTATTAAGTAAACACAATACACATTTTTTATACAATAACAACTTAAACCTATTTAATAATATGAAAGTTATAATTCCTCAAGACTTAAACGAGATTACTCTAAAGCAGATGATAAAACTAGCTGATATTGAAAAGCTAGAGATTGACGAAGTAGAGAAAGCTAAAGAAGTTATCAAGCTCTTGGTCGATAAGGTAGACGATTCTAATATTAATAGAATTAAGGTGCTTGATTTATTAGCCATGTACAAGAAACTTTGTGCAATGACTAATACCGAAACATCACTAATTAAATTGGTAAGCATAGAGGGTGTTAAATATGGCTTCAATCCTGATATTCAGAATATATCAACAGGCGAGTTCATGGATATTGACATGCTTTGCAAAGACTTAGATAAAAACTTGCACATGATTATGGCAATCCTTTACAGGAAAGTTACAACTGAGGGCGAGGGTAGATACTTGATTGAGGAGTACGATGCAAATATAGATGAGAGAGCAAACCTATTCTTAAATAAGATGCCTGCATCAGTTGCACAAAGCTGCTTGGTTTTTTTTTATCGTTTAGGGAAGGGTTATTTGAGCGACACAATGGTGTCTTTACAGGAGGAGGAGAAAGCGAGTCAAGTGCAAACTTTGGAAAGCGATGGGGTTGGTACTCTGTCTTAATGATGTTGTGCAACGATGACATTTTAAAGATGGAAGCAGTAACAAAGCTCAACATAAACGAAACACTAACATACATCTCCTACATTAAAGAAAGGAACAAAGTAAACAAGAAGAAATGAAAAGCTACATTGATATAGTAAATACGTTTAAGAAGATATGCGAGCAGCATCAACAAGTTAAAACCTTTACAACAGGAGATATATTTGAGGCTGACTTAGAAACTCAAGACGTATTTACAAAGGTGCATTTAATCGAAACAAGTGCATCAATCAACAAGACTACATTCACGTTTACTTTTGATTTGCTTGTTATGGATCTGGTCGATGCTGATGGTTCAGACCAAGATTTTGCTTTAAATAGAACATTCTTAATATTAGCAGATATATATCGAGAATTTAGAACAGGAAGCTACTCAAGTACATCAGCAGTAACGCAAAGCATTACGATGCCTGAGAGCTTGTCTTGTGAACCATTTACTGATAGGTTTGAGAACTTACTAAGTGGTTGGAAAGGTACATTTAACATAACTGTGCAAGCACAAAACTCTGCTTGTGATACACCGATGAACCGATAGATGGAATTTAAAGGTGAGAATCTAACAAAGGCATTAAAGAAGTTTGGTCAAAAGACTATACAAGATGCAGGCAGAAACTTGATAAATGGCAAGAAAGGTTATGATACAGGTAAGCTCTTTAAGTCTATTGATTACGATGTTGCAGTTACATTAAATGCATTCTCTCTTAAATTCAATTACGAAGATTATGGAGAGCAGATTGATAAGGGTAGAGGTAAATCAAACACTTCTCAAGGTGGGGTTGTTTATCAAAACATATTAGAATGGGTTAAGCGTAAAAAGTTAAGACCAAGAAATAGCAGAGGACAGTTTGAAGCATGGAAGAATAAGACGCAACAACAAAGAGCGATTGCTTATTTAGTTGCAAGAAAGATTAACAGGTTTGGATATGAGGGTAACGGATTTTTTACAAGAGCATTCCAGAAGAACTATAAAAAGATTCCTAAAGAAATTAAAAGGGCATACGCATTAGACTTTGATAAGTTTATAAAATTTACATTAGACGAAATACAAACAAATGGCAACAACAGCAACTAGAAGCAATTATTGGATAGTAACAACCACAAGTAATACATCTCCTGTATTTAATTTTAGATACATTGTAGAGGTTGTAATTGGTGGAGTTGTTAAGGCAACATTGAAACAACCAAAGAACAATGCAGGTGCAGCTCATTTTAATATTGAGCGAATTGT